CTCTAAAATTAGCAAAAGGCACGCGACCAGTATAAAACTGTACTTCGTTTAATATCTCACTAACTAAGTTCCAAGGTCTGTTATCTGCTCTTTCAAATCTTAAAAAATAAAATCTATTAGAAAGAGGTTTGTAATTTATTTCGGCTTCTCCTGTATCCGTGCTTTCTTTTATTTCTTTATCCCAAATTCTATATTTTTGAGTAGTAAAACCAGAGCCAACATTTAAAGATTCAAAAAAATAATCTTCTAACTCCGGAGCATATAATTTAGATTCAACTAAAGTTTTTTCATCTTGTATGTTTTCGTTGTTAACATATAGATAACCATTGCCGTATAAATCCCCCTCTTTATTATGCTGTAATTTAAAAACATTCTTTTGGGCGTAATCACTATTAATATAAGATTCGCTTTTCCTATCTATATATTTATCAGTCCAATCTATAGCTATATCTTTATTTATCCGGCTCTCTAAAGAATTAAAATGTATATTTTTAGTAAGCATATTAATAACAGGGGTATATCCTGTTCTCCATATGATTTCTTTTATAAAATCCCTTATTTTAAAATCTTTAAAGGCATCGTTTGCAGATATATCTCCTAAATTTTCTCTGTATATCTTCAGAATTGTACTATTATGCCTTATCTGGTATACATTATTATCATTATTCGTCATAACTAAGTATTCTATTAAATCTCCTGAATTTGCTGTAAATTGAACAGAAGAAGTAACAGCTTCTAAGGGATTACTCGCTACAGTAGCAATTAAATTACCATTCTTATATAGGTTCAAATAGCAGGGTATATTACTAAATATATATCTTCCATAGGCTTCAGTTGTAAACTCAATAAAGTAGTTGCCGTATTGATTTATTCTTATGTAATTACCCTCCATAATAGCATATTCACTTTGTAAAGATACTGTACTCCAGTTTGACTGAGAGGGTATATATTTTCTTAAATATTTAACGCCAAACATAGAAGAATTATAATTACCTTTTGTCAACTCTCCTATTTGTTCACTGCCTACAGAAACACTTGGAGGTAAAGGGTATGTAATATATAATTGATTTAAAAAATTATAGCTATCAAAAGTATATGTGTATCCGTATGTTTCAAATATTATATCTAACAATCTTCTAACATAAAAACATGGTACTAAATAATCTACATTAATACCGGTAAAGCTCCCAGAGCCGTTAGTTATAAGACCTTTGTTTTTTCCGTTGTAATCTGCCACAATATATTTTAGATTAACCTCTGTAGGGCTAAAAGATTGAATAACTGTAGAAACGTTTTTCTCTTGGTTAAATTCAGATAAATCTAAATCTACGCCTAAAGTTTTATTGTCTATGGCTTTAAAAAAATCTATCATACCATCTATAATATTTACGTTGTATGTATCTGTAGTATCTCTTATAGTAAGCCAACCTGCTGTAATAACATCGAACCCGTAATTTTTCATAGTTACAGGTGTTTTTTTATACGGCAAATCTGAGCTATCCCCCACTATACCTAACTGCTTAAATATTTGGGTATTTTTAGGCGTTTTTGGTATAGAGAAAGAATTTGTGTAAGAAGCAGAAACATTTGATAAATCAAAAATATCTGATATTTGAATAGTATATTTTATATCTGTTCCGGCTCTGTTTAAGTCTAAAGATTGTCCGTTAATTTCTAATTCGACCATAATACTGAGGGGTTAAATCTATAGTTAAAATCAAAGTTTATTTTTAAGTTATAAGCTCTTTTACTTGGCTCTTGTGTTATATTGTTATTAGCACATGTAACGCGTGTATATCCTTCTTCAGGCGTATAAATATAAACTTCAGGGCTTATTATTAAGTCCTCAATTAAAGGTAGATAGTTAGAAGGTATTTTACTTGATGCATATATTTTACTATCTGATATATTACCTAAATCGCCTATATCTGTATAATCTAAATTAGATACCGGATTAACTCCTGTAGGTCTATTATTATATTCTATAAAAGAACCTAAATTTTTACCCGACGTGTTTTTACCATATCCGTCAAATAACCAAAAAGAATAACCTCCTAATTGATTTAAGAATTTAATATATATTGGATTACAATTTGTTATCCTTCTATTATCTAATCTCTCAACCGGAACATTTGATATGCTTGTTATATATTTTATAACACCGTCACTATTAAGATAAGATATTCCAAAAGGATAAGCCCCCCAATACGGAATAAGCTCCACAGGATACAAAAAAGAACCGCTTACAGCACTTATATTAGTTCTGTTAGTCTTTATACCCCCTCTTATGAATCTACGTCTTAAAACCCTTTCTACACCTCCTGATGAATGCTTAATATCTATCTTAATCAAATCGCTACCTACTTGGTCAGAAGATAAAGACGGGCTTAAAGAATGTATAGGCGTTCTAAAAAGGCCTTTTATAATAGGGGATAAATTTATAGTAGCTAATCCGTCTAAACCTTGATGCGCTGTTATGTTTGATGTAGTAATATTGCCGTTACTTAGGTTTGTAAATGAAAGTATAAAATAACCTATATCCCCTGTAGAGTTAAGGGTTACTAACATATCATTATTTATATACATTAAATTATTTAATCCAGATACATATATGTTTTGGCTTGGGTTAAAGTAAAAGAAAGAAACTAAATAATTACCTGTAGCTGAACCATCGTTAAAAAGGCGAGGGTCACTATTATTTATAGCTAATGTAACTGTATTTGAATTAAAAGAAGAAGCTCCTATAAACCCCCCAGAATCAGCCCTAAAAGCTGTAAGAAAATTAGAAGCGGCTTCTTCTATTGTTGACCCTATAGTTATCTGATAACCTACAGTGCGCAAAGCTACCCATGTATAAGTAAGTACATTTGTTCCTAATGTTAAACTAATCGTATCCCCTATTGAAGGAATAGATTGTATTTCTATTTGCATTGCTAAAGTGCCTGCCATATTATTGCGTTATAAGTGTTTTTTTAAACCTTTTTTCTATTTCTACTTTTAATTTACCGTTTATCCCCGCTCTTAATGAAGTGTAAATATATTGTTGTACCTCTGTAGACTCTAATACGGTTAATAACTCTGTTCCTTGTGGGTAATAATCTGTACCCTCATTTTCTATTTTTTGCATTATAGCAAAAGTAGCCCCTGTTTGCTGCGCTCCGGTTAAACCTAACTTTACTCCTACCCATTGAAATATTGCGTTAAAAGGAGGCTTAGTACCTCCTGCCCTGCCGTTTTGTAACCAGTAAGAATAAAATTGCCCTTTTATATATCCTGTTCCGTTTACGGCTTCTGCTTGCAGTGAATCAATCCATTTTCCGGAGGCGTTCATTCCTAATTCATTAAATTTAGGTATAAGGAATTTATCTATAACTTCCTGCATAACTCTTTTTAACTCTGCATCATCAATTTGTATCATTATGAAGTTAATCTAAAAGTATATGTATTTTTCCATCCTGAATAATTTTTATCCATCCAATTTTCAACCATAACAGAAGATTTAGAAGTAATAGTAACCTGTTTGCTTAAAATTCTGCAAAAATCTAAGATGCTATCACACGATAAGCAGTCAGAGATAGGTTTATAAATTGTAACCCATTTACTTAAATCTGTTGTATATCCCTTTATTTCTTTATAATTATTTTGCCCTAAACTTGAAGGAATTAAAGCATAAATATTAAAACTCCATTCGCAAAATTTACCCGTGTTTAATCCGGTGGTGTTATTGTAATTATTAGTTTCTTTAAAAGATATATTAGTTAGAAAAATATGCACACAGCACTTTGTTTCTGCTTCAGACTGAGCTATATTAATAGCTGAATCGAATAAAGGAGCATCAAAAGACCAACACAACCCGCATTTTTGTTCATCCTGCCATATTTGTATTTGCTGTTCCCAAAAATTAACTATATCCATTATTTATGATATTTAGATTTAGGGAAATATGTTTTTTCATTTACATATTTTTCCTGTTTAAAACTATGTTCAAAAACTTCTGGTAATCCGATTATATTTACTCCTATCCAAAAGTAAACGCTCGGTATATATGATACTATTTTTTTCATTTTAATGTGTTTTTTTAGGTTTATTTTGTTCCTTTAAAGATTTTTGTATAGCTCCCTCAGTAAGGCTTTTTAATTGTTTGTCAAAGATAACGTGATAAGGCAGTTTCCTTATAGCTTCATGTTTTAAAATATCGCCTCCGGCTAAAGAATCTATAATATTCATTTCTCCAAATTTATTCAATTTATCTATACCTGCTAATTGCATTTTAGAATCTGGGAAAGAGGTTAAATAATCTTTTTCCATTTGGTTAACAGCCTTTAATTCGTCGCTAATCCAACATGTAAAATATAATATTTCTTTTGCGGAACATTTATTTATTTCGTATTCAAAAACATTTATACCTTTATCTTTTAAAGCCAAAAAAGCTAACCTATCAAATCTTAGAGAGGTTAGCAAATCTGGTAAAATATTTTTAACAAAGGTATAAGATAAGTAAATTAAACCTTCAAACTCGTATCCGGCTATAACATTACTCCTTTTACCGTTTTGAATTATCACGTTAAAATCTTCTTGTGTTAATCCGCTTAATGCTTTATTAAAATTCATAATGCAAATGTAATAAATTTATTTTTTACTTTTTAGGTAATTTAAAAGTTTTTCCGTTAAGGGCTTTCTGTAAAAATGCATAATCAGTTTTAACCTCAAAACTTGGGCATTCTTTAATTCTTTCATAAGAATCTATTATACCGTTTTTATTTTGGTCTGGGCTAAAATCTCTATGCCCTACTATAATTATTTCTTTACAATCATTACCGTTATTCCTTAACCAATCAGTAACCATCACTAAAGCATTATCTAAGGCTATTTTCTGAGCTTCTGTGCGCGTATCTTTGCCTTTATATATAGTATTGCCTTTTTTGTCTTTTGAAGCCTCTACGCCTCCTATATAGCAAATATTTATTATTTCGCTATTGTATCCTGCAACGCCATTACTATCTTTGTCAAATGGAACGATAAAGTTTATTTTACCTTCTAAATCTACTACAATATGATAGCCATCTGTTTTCCATCCTAAAGAACGCCAATACTTTTTCATAGAATCTATATTACCAAATCCGGCTGAACAATGGTAAGCTATGTATTTAATCTTTTTTGCTCTCATTTTTATTTTTTATTATTTTATATATAGTATAAATAGTTTCTATTATATTTCTTATTTTTGCTATTAAATCATATCCCATTCTTTTGAAGTTTTCAAAAAATATAGAATACACCTCTATAATACTACAGCTAATCGTTACAATAGTAGGTAATGTAAATTTACGCATTGCTGAGTGTAAACTAAATTCCTGAATAGTAAAAAGAAAACCTACTACCCATGCTAATGCAATTGCTAAGCTATAACTTATAAACTTAACTATACAAAGCCGTAGTTTCTGTGTTGTTATTAAATACTCTCCATTTGCAGGAGTTAAACCTTTTGCCTTCTTATATTCTACATAAGAAGCCCAAACACCTGTAACAAAATCTATAGTAAATAAAATTCCTAATACTATAAGCGACCATTGAAATAAGCTAAAGTAAGGTAAATTATAAGCAGCTATAACAGGAGCAGCTATAGCGGGTATCGCTACCTTTATTCCTAACATAGGTTTTGCCGATATTATTTTTAACGGTAAAAGTATCTTTTTTAAATATAGAATAAATATGCCTAAATCATTCATGTTTATGTTTTTAAGTTAAAGCAAATATAGTAATAGTCATTTAATATACAATACTTAATGTAATAAAAAAGCCGGATAAAACTAAAATAGTTATCCGGCTTTACTTTATGCGTTAAGCTTGTTTTTAAGTTCTGAAATTTCTTTGTCCTTTTCGGCTTCTTTTTTAGCTTGTCCTGTTATGTTACCCCAATAATAACCAATAGCTAAATTTGCCATGCTTACCAAAGCCATAAGACCCTGACTATCCCCGTTTTTATGCTCTAAAAACCTATCTAAATATATAAACAGGATACAGGAATTAACAACGATTAACGCTAAAATAGCTCTAATATTATCTGTTATTGCTTTCATTTATTATTTTTCATTTATTAAAACATCTACTGTAACTCCTGATGCATTTACCCATGTAGGCAACAATCCTACAACGTCTAACCTATTTCGTACTAACACTGTAAATCCTGTATTGCTAATAGATATTATACGTACATTTTGACTATCTATTCCGTTTATAATGTTAGCCTGTATATTTGGTGTGTTATTGTAAGGAGTAGAAAAAACAACTGTATATGTACCTTCTAAATTAGAAGGCGTTTTTAAAGTTATTCCTGAGTATGTTTCTTTACGTTTTGCTATGCCGTTTTCATTTACTAACTGCTGTTTAATTAGATAGTCAGTTTGTTGCTGAGCCGTTCCAGAATTATACCAAACTTTTGTTGTAGGGTTAAATTTAGCACAACACCAATTTTGAGTGCATTCTACAGTTGTATAGCAACCGTCTGAAGGCTTATCTAATTGTCTAAAACCTCTGTCTTGTGTATTACAATCATACGTTGTATAATATACCGTTTGAGCCTGTAAAACTGTTCCAAATAAAAGAAGCAGGTAAAATAGTTTTTTCATTTTTATGTTTAGTTAGATTTTTTAATTGAAATATCTGTAGCGGCAACCCTTGCATTTTCTGTTATAGAATTGTTAAGCTCTATAGCGAATATTATATATAGAATAACACTCGGATTAATGTTTAATACTTCAGGGTCTAAAGCAGTCGTATTAAGCACACCGCCCGATTGCGTTGTAGAGAATAACGTCAAAGTAGCTGCTGTAGGGCTTGACATGTTTACATAAGCATTACGCTCATAATTTGTAACTTTAGTAGTGCTATTGGTTGCTAAAGACGTTGTGCTAAATAAAGTAGCTCCTGTTAAAGTATTTGAGGTATTTATATAAACCCTCCAATTTAATGCGCCTCCTACGGCTGTTCTTTCAAATTGAGCTTTTACATTTACTACTCCTGTTTGTATTGTTCCTGCCGGAATAGCATAACTTTTAACGATTGTATTTGTAGTAGTATTGTTTACAGGTAAGCTTGGTACTGCATCTGTCTTAGTATAAAGTATATTTAAGTTCAAAGCTCCTATAGCATTAGAAAGAGCCTGCATATTGGCTATATTTAAAGATATATCCCCTAAAGCCTGAGTATTAACTTTATTTGAAGTAGTTAGCCTAAAAGAATCTGTACTTAAATTGTAAATTAGCATATACCATACGTTACTATCTATTATACCTCCTGTTAAAGACTGCCCTCCAACTGTTATATTTTTAGCTCCTAAACCGTTTATGTTAAGCGTTGAAGCTCCTGTATTAGCACTCGTAAACTTTACAAAAAATTTAGCTCCGTCTAAATAAGAAACAGGAGCAGGATTAAGAGTTACGGTATATGTGTTTGTACCACTTGCTACTCCTTTTATAGGGTTGTTATCTTGACTAACCTTAGTGTTTACTAATTCTTCAGTTGCTAAATACTGCCATGTAGAAGTATTATAAAACTCTATTTTATCTGTTGTAGAGTTGTATTGTATACTACCTTTTTTAGGTATGTTTGGATACAAAACAGAATGACCCCTCACGGGTAATCTTACAATACTATCAAATAAAGCCCCCGCTTTAAAATTAGTACCAAGTAAAGGTGTACCCTGTGTAGGGAATGTGCCATTTGATTGAGCATAACTAAATATAGTTAGCATCATTGTAAATAAAACTAAAATTGATTTTTTCATTTTAATATTTAAAGTTTAGTGTAAAAAATTACGTTTTTAATAAGAGAACCATAGTTTAAAAAACCGGATATAGTTCCTGTAGAGCTATTAAACGAATAGTCTGTTAAAGAAGTTAAATCTGACCATATCATATTATTTGCAGCTATTGCATCTATTATAGCCCCTATAAGGATATTATTCTGTATAACACCGGAATTACTCATAGTTAAGGATATGTGACCAGAATTAGAACCTCCTGAAGTATTAGATAGGTTAACCCAATTTAAGCCCGTATAAATAAACAATGCAATAGGAGTGTTTGCTTCTGTTAATTGGCTATACATATCCCCTATTGAATAATCTAAAGGAGGTATATTATTAGGGTCGTTAATTCCTGAGTAGACAGAAACTCCACTACTATCTGAAATTGAATTTAAAACCTCGTTTATAGCATTAACTAAATTAGTTTTATCATCTGTTTGTAGATTATCTAAGTTACCTGCTTTTTCTGCAAAATAGCTTAGCATTTCCTCTAAAATAGGTCTTAATACATTTGCTGTAATCTCATTGTTACCATTAGTAATAATATCGCTTTGAATCCGCGTTAAAATTATTTGATATTCTTCATCCATTGGTTAAGGTTGGTTATTAAAATCATCGTTAAAATCATCGTTAAAATCTCCTTTAGGTTCAAAATCAACATCACTAAAATTATTATCAAAATCTAAAGGGCTACCCCCATAAACAAAAGGCGGTTCATCTTCTAAAGAATCACTTAAAGATTTTAATCCTATTATAGAACCCCCCCCGCCACCTTGTGGATTGTAACCATAATCAGAAGTACTTAAGCCGTATTCAAAACCAAATATTTCAACAGTGCCGTCATAGTATTGTAAAGCGGCAAAATAATCTGCTAAATCTAATTGTTTAAGAAGGCACTTAGTAGCCTCTGACACGCCTGTTATTACAATATTTACATTATGTGAGTACTGAGGCTGATTATCTGTAGTTTGTTTGTTAAACGAGCCGAAAATGCTTTCTGAGTTTTCATTTATAGAAAACCTATATCCTGTCTTACCTTCTTTTAAATCGAAAAAAACTCTATGCCTGCATCCTTCAGAAGTAGAAGTTAAAATTTGTTTATTGTTTATATCTTCTCTATTTACTATTACCGCCTGTTGGTAATACTTTTTTGCTATAGGGCTACAATCTATTTGCAGCCCATTCTTTATTTTTTCGCATATCATATTATTTAGATATTATTTTACTTCTAAACCCGTAACCCTTATTAGAGGTCTTAGGAGTAGGATTACAATTTTTATGCCCACATGAACAAACCCTACTACAGCCGGATATATATAAAACTTCTGATATACTACAAATATAGTCTTTAAGTTTTAAAAATAAACTGTAACCCATATTTCTGTATTTGTCAGAGAAAACCTCTAACTCTTTTCCTGATTTAGGAATAGAAAAAGAATTACTTTTTGTTACGCTACCGTTTGGGGTATCGTTAAAAGAATTTATTATTGTGTACCTTGCATAGGTATAATAAGTAAGTATTGTTAAAACTCCTTTTACCGATAAGGTCTTATTACCGCACTGGCTTAAGTAAGAGCCTCCGTATACTAATTTATATTTTTTATCATAGTCTACAGGCATAGCGGGAGGTTCTAAACAATCAGGATTTAAGTTACATGATGCTAATTCAGATTCATAAGTTAATACTTCATCTATAATATCCTTAACTTCTTCCCAATTACCACAAAATAAACTTTCTAAATCAAAAGTTATAGCCTCGTTTTCTGCCGCGCAAAGCTTTGACTGGTCGCAATGTATAGCTATAACAGCTACGCATTCAAAATCTTCGTTTTTAAGTAGCTGCATTTTCTGTTGTTTTAATTTCTCTTTCTGCTATCGGCTGAATTTCACAGGGAAAACCTAAATAAGTTAGACACTCTGTAAGCCTATATCTTTCATCTTCTGTCTGTTCAGAGTAAAAAACTTTCATTTCTTTATATGTTTCTCCTGAAGTACCAAACATTGCACCATCAGAACCTAATACAAGCTGTTCCGGTATGTTATTAAAAGCTCCTAATATATTTCTGCTTATCCTTTTTGAATTAACCTCAAATAATTTATCATCAAACTGAGGTTTTAGCTGAATTATTTTTAAAACTTTATCTAAATCATCAACTCCTGAAACGTCCATTTGATATATATCTCCTGAATTTTCAGAACCTAAAAACTTAGATAAATCCTTTGATGTTTGGTTAGACTGTTCTTCGTCAAGCCCTGAAGTAATAGCGATTGTTTTACCTAAAAATCCAGACCTAAACTGTGTATTTGTATATAAACCAAATCTATACTCGCTATCAGCATCGTTATAAACGCTATCAATAGGAGAAAGAGCATATTTGAAACGCGGTGTTAGGTTTAAATAAAATACCTGCCCTCGATACGCTTTTAATGCTTCTACAGCATCCGGATTATTCTCTGAGTCTTTAGCTATTTGAGCTAAAACAATTTTAGGGTCTGGGTTATATGGATAGTAAAGATACTCTTTTACATCATCTTTTTTTGTTTTTCTGTCTGATAAAGCTAAAAAATCTTTAAAAATAAACATCTTTTCAAAATCATCAGAATCTTTTTTTTGCCTTCTGCCTTCTACATAATCCATTACTTTAATGGTTTTTTGTTTCAGAACTAAATTACCGCTTTGGTCTTGGTCATACCCATAGCCTATATGGAAAAACACACCATAATGATAAGCTATAGATTCAGCCGCTATGTAAGCAATATTACTTAGTTTGTGGTTTTCTACAGGGTCAACTATATTGTCCTGTACACCTTCTTTAAATCCTTTTCCCGCTATATATTTAGCCATTAGTTTGGCTGCGCGATATGCAGTAGGGGAGTTGTTTATCACTCCCTCTACTTCATAAGGATATAAATTATTATCCCCGTTTAAATAGATTTCTTTTTTTAAATCTTTATCATCTACTAACGGGGTTACACGTCGCCAAATCTCTGATAATTTAGCTCTGACTATTTTAATCCCTTTGTCTATATCCATTATTCTTCAGGGGCTACCTGTTCTTTTTCTAATTCCGGCAAAATAGGTTCTTCTTTAACTATAATATTTTTTGCTTTAGCAGCTTTTTCTTTTGCAGGCTTTTCTTTTACCTCTCGTTTTTTTCTAACTTTAGGTACAACCTGTTCCGCTCCTTCAACTTCTATTTTTTTAGCTTCTTCAGGGGCTACCTGTTCTTTTTCTAATTCCGGCAAAATAGAAAACAAATCTTTTCTTTCTTCTATTTCTTCTGAACTGCCTACAGTTAAAAAGTCTCTTAAAAAAGAATCGGTTAAAGCGTTGCTGTACTGCCTTTTTGTTACACCATCTTTTTTAAAACTGATAATTCTAACGGAATTGTTTTTAAGTTTGAAATTCATATTTATGTATTTTATATTATTATCCGGCAAATTTAGTGAATTTATTTCATCTGAGCTATTTAATTTTGAATTTAATTTAATCCAATCTGAACTAAAAGAACATCCTGTACAATTAGGTAAATATCCAAATGTAGCCCTAAACGTTTCTATATAAAACGACATAAGGTCAGGATTGCTCCTAACCTTATTCGAGTCTGTTTTAAGTAAGTCTTTTACTGTCATAATTTTAAACGTTTGCAAATAAAGCATCAAAATCTGCAATTTCTCCATCTTCAGTTCCGCTTTTGTACGCATACGGTTGGTTAGGTTCTGGGCTTATTTCTCTACTTGAAAGTATAATAGCCTGACCGCCTCCGCCTTCCTGAGCGTTGTATGTGTAGTCCTCAGTGGTTAGCCCTGAATCAAAACCGTATATCTCTATTGTGTTATCATAAAACTGATAAGCAACAACATAAGAGCCTCTATCTAAAGAGTTCAATATACATTTTGTTGCTTCAGCTACACCCATAACAAGCAATTGCGCATGATGTGTGTAATCAGGATTTCCTGTTAATTCGTTTGTAGCTTTATCAAAATAACCTACATAAGTAGAGCCGTTTTCAGAGCCTTTAAAAGCGTAACCTGTTGCTCCATCTTTAAGGGCAAAAGCAACGTTATAATTACAAACGGAACTTACTGCTGTAGGTAATGTTTTTACTACTGTTGCAGGGTCTATATCTGATTTATTTATAATTACCGCTTGTTGGTAATACCTACGTGAGGGAGAAGCAAGACAAGATACATCTTGTCCTGCTTTTAAAGAAGCGCATGCGCTTGTTGTAGCCATATTTTTTTTTTAAAAGTTATACTGTTTCTGCGCCTAAATAAACATATTCATCGGTAACAAGTGAAGCCGCTAATTGTGCGCCACCCTCCATATAAACCTGTCCATCATCTTTAGAATACCAAATATCAAAAGCAGTTAACTGGTCTATTTCAGGAGTTCCAAAAACAATATTGTCTTTAGATGTTAACAAAGCCCTGTAAGGACGCCCTAAGCTCAAAGCAGTAATAACACCGTCAAACTCCTGCCTAACAATAACCGGAATACCAAAGATAGATAAACCCTCTATTGTAAACATTCTTTTACCTGTTATCTGCGTTGCGCTTAAACACTGGCAGTTATACATAGAAGTATCGTTAAGGTTATTTAACCACACTACAATTGCCGCCGCCATTGCTTTAGTCATTTCAAATTGTGCTGTTGTTAAATCAAACCACGGAGTTAACATAGCTTCGTTGTAAGCCTCTGCAAGATAAGCGTAAGCCGCCTCTCCTGTAAGAGGTACGGGCGCACCTCCTGTCCCTGAAGTGTTTTCTGTTATTGGTATTTTTATACCTTCTCCGGCTTCAGCTTGTGTAAATATACCATCTAAAGGACGTAAAAGCGGGTAGTTAGGGCTATTAGTAGGAGTGTAACCTCTTTCTCCAAACCAACCTATACGCCATAATGCAGCATCAAGTTCTGTTTGGAATTTTCCTGTAATGTAAGCCATTAAAGCCCCATCTAAAGATGTATCTCCAAATAGCCTTTTATATTTACCCCAGAACGCTAAAAAGTTTTCGTCAAAGGTATTTATACAAATAGGCACTCTACAAGCTACAGCCCCTACCTGCCATACTTTAGCGCCAAAACCTAAGACTAAATCACATACCGGAGTATTACAATTAGTCATATCTTTGTAAGGAAATGAAGTATAAGACGGATTTGTGCTTAATATAGGTATAACATTACCTTCGCGGATACCCTCAACAACAGTGTGAGATTCAGGCAGCTTTCCAACTGCAAAAGATTTTTCATAAATTGCGTTAGAAATATCTGCAAGTTCTGCGCTTGTAAGGTCTGTTATAAGGTCTAAAAACTCAGTATTAAAAGTCGGTACTAAAACTGCCATATTATTTTGTTGTGTTTTTTGTTTCGTTTTCTTTATGTAACTTTAAAGCTGCTGCTGCTCGTGAGCCTTTAGTTTCAGCTTTATGTGCTTCAGGTTTTTTAACCTCTCTACTACCTGCGTTAGCCGGTTTAGAAGTGGCTGTTTTCAAAGCTTTAACTGTAGCTTTTTCTATAGCCAATTCTTTATTTACCGCTACTAACTGAGTAGTTAAATTTTCAATTAAAGCAGCCGCTTCTTCAGGAGTTACTTCTTCTTCGGCTTCTACAATCTCTGTAAGTTCCCCATCTACAAAAACATAAGTTTCTCCGGTTTTCATAACATATTCGCCTGTTGCGGGTTCTCCGTCTACTTCTCCCATATCCCCTAAAGCAGGGTCGGCATCATCTGCTACATCAGGGAAATTAATTTCTGTTTCATCTGCTGTCGTTACAACTTTGTTTACAATACCGCCTTTTAATGCGGCTAAAGCTTTCATTATAAATGAAGGTTTTTTCATATTACTGTTTTTATTTTTTACTTTATTTTCAAATCGTTTAAGTGCTTTTGGTCTAACCACTGGCTCTATTTCTGTTGCAAATCGCATAGACAAAGCTAAAGAGGGGCTAATAGAAGTTTCTGCTTTCATAAGCTCTTTAGCCTCCTGAATAGATAAATCAGTGTGTTCACTGTAATGTTTTGCAATTGCGTTATCCCATTCCGATAATGACTGAGCCGTTTTAATTAAAACGCCTGCGTTACCTTCTGAATACGTCCACGCATTATGAACAAAGGGGGAAGTAGTCTCTGTAAGAGTTCTTTTGTCTCCGGCTAAAAATATTATTGTAGCTATAGAGCAAACATTTGCTTCTCCTAAAGTGTGAATTTCTACTTTGTTTTTAGCTGCATAACGTCTTAGTTCATGGTATATAGCAAACCCAATAGTACAGTCGCCTCCTACTGAATTTATACGCACTAATACTGGTTTACCTCTTGCTTTTGCAAGCTGATTTTGAACATGGGTAAGATTACAGTATCCGTATTTATACGCTTCTGGGTCTTCAAAACCGATAATCTCCCCGTAAATTTTTACTTCATACATATCTTGTTTTTTGTTACACAAATGTAGGTTAAATAAATGAGTTGTGCAAATATTTACACAACTTATTTTAATTTATTTTAAAAAGGCAAATCATCGTGTTCAGCTTCATTATAAGTATTATTATGTACTTGCTGCTGTGCCTGATAATTATTTACTGCTGAATTTTGCCTCCCGTCTGCCTGCGCGGTTCTTTCAATTCTCCACCCCTGTACAGAGTTAAAGTATTTTGTTTCTCTCTGCGGGTTAACCCATTCACGACCCCTTAAGTTAACTCCTACTTTTACGGGTTCGCCTACCTTATAGCTGTTCAGAATATCGCATTTATCCTGTGTAAACTGTATTTGTATGTGTTGAGGGTATTGCTCGTCTGTTGTTACTACAATATCCCTATTTCTAAAACCATTTGCGCCAAAAGTACGTGTTTCGTCTATAAATCTAATCCTACCTGTAATATCCATTAGTTAATTTTTAAGTTTAAATTTTGTTGTATTTCGCAACCTTCTAATTCTATTCCGGCTTTAAGAGCTTCTTTAATAGCTTTTTTATCCGGTTCTTCTGTAAGTTTAATAGTTTTATATTCTTTAGGTAACTGATTTACCATATCTTTTAAAACTACAACTGTTTCGCTTTTACGAGTACCAAATTTAGTAAGCCCTACAGTGAAGTCCCCAAACACTTTAACGGCATTTAAAAGACTTTCTTCTAAGCGGTCAAGCATTCGTGTTTTAGATTTTTTTAAAGCCGTTAAACGCTTAATTTCATTATCTATAACTTCAACAAAAGATTCCTCTCTCCTTATTACTTCTAAATAAGAAACAGCTTTTTGTTCAAGCTCCTGCTTATTTATAGTTAAAAAAGTTTCGTCCTCTGGTTCGAGTAAAAAATTTTTTTCTTCTAACTCATAAATTTTATTTATGTAATCCTGATTAATTAAATACAGGCTTTTAGTTTGTGGCTTGTTATGCTCCGGCATTTTTATTTTCTTTTTTAGTTAAGTAGTCTTTCATTTTGTCTTTAGTTTCAAGATTGAAAGCTTTATTTTCAGGGCTTAGTGTTTTCCAGAAAGCAGCTAAAGATTTGCTATCTGCCATATGTTTAATTTTTTCTGAATAGTCTACAGGTTCTTTTGCTTTTTGTTTTTCCTGCTCTGAAACAGGTTTAAATTCATTAGTATTTTTCCTGTCAGGACTATCTACATCATCCCCATCTGTTGCTATATGGAAAAATTTAAGTAAAAAATATCTTTCTCCATAGGTTAAAGCAGAACCTAAACCTTTCTCAAAATCGTTTTGACCGTTAGCTCCCCATTCGCAAGAGTGTTTTTCTCTTGTATCTGAATCAACCCAAGTATAACGCTGTATAACTTTAGAAAGAACTTCAGTTTTTTCTTTATTATTTTGACCTACAGTATATGTAACTAACTGGTTTTCTATAGAAATTATTTCAGGAATAAGAAGAAGCCCCTCCTGATTCATAAGAGGTTTAATAACACTAATAACCTTATCCCCGTTAACATATTCATAACCTTTCGGGTTATACTGGCTTTTTGTAGTTTCGTTTTTACCTAATCCGTTTACGGCTCTTTGTATAACCATAAGCTTCTGATAAATATTTTTTTTATCACTCATTTAATCCAAGTTTAAAAGTTATTGATTCCCCTTTTTTTGAAATAGTTATCTCACTTTCAAAACCGTTTTCCTTACATATCTTACAAAAAGTTTTAAATGTAAGATTGCTTTTGCCTTCTCGCATGTTGTTTAAAGTGGTGCGGTCTACGCCTTTTATATGGCTCATTTTACCGCCACACCGTTGTACTATAAAATCATATAGCTTTTTTTGCATGGTTGTTATTTTTTAATTCTATGCAAATATAATACATTCATTTTAATATACAACATTTATTTTACAAAACTTTATAAAAATAAATTCAATAAACATTTGTTATTTAAAACTAAATTCAATACATTTGCAGATATAAAAATAAATATTAGATATGGATTACAAAAAAGCAATACTGGAAAAAGGTTTAAAAAATAGATTTATAGCAAAAAAAATAGGTTGCAAAGAGCCTATTTTTTCTATGTATATAAATGGTAAAGTTAAAAATATTCCTGCTCATATAATTAAAGCATTAGAAGAAATTTTAAAATAAAACCCATGGCAGAGAATAAAAATTCATTCATTCTTTATGCCGATTTAATTAGTACTGTTTCTATGTTGACCGACGAAGAAGCCGGTGTTTTACTAAAAACTATACTTGCTTATGTTAACGATTTAAACCCTGTTATTGATAATAGAGCAATAAATTTAGTGTTTAACCCTATAAAGGAACGCATGCAGAAAGACCTTAAAAAGTGGGAATCAACAATAAATAAAAAATCTGTTTCAGGTGTAATAGGTAACATAAAACGTTGGCATCCAGATATATATATTCTTTACGAATCAGGTAAAATAACATTAGAAGAAGCTAATTTAAAAGTCGCACAAAGTCGCACTTTATCGCATACCGATAGTAACCAATCGCAAAACTCGCAAAGTGTCGCAAACATCGCTGTTAGTGTAAGTGATAGTGTTAGTGTAAGTGTTAGTGATATAATAATAAATAAAGAAAAAGAAGAAGAAGAAAAAAAACAAAAAGCTTTAGCGCCTCCCCCGTCTTATGATGAATTTTTAGAGTTTGCCTTATCGAAAAAACCTTTGGCTAAAAAAGAACAGATTAAGGCTAAATATGATTCTTGGATTTTACAGGGATGGAAAACGGCAAACGGAACTATTAAAAACTGGAAAGCAACAATTACAAATACTTTGCCGTACATAGACGAAATTAAATCTACAGAAACAAAACCCTTTAAACTTGCTTTGTAAATGCATACTTTTTTTGAATGGGATAAAATAGAACATAAGCACGCTCATAAGACCACAGGAACGGCTAAATTAAAATGTCCTGCCTGCATAGATACCAGAACTAATAAACGGGATACAAGTCTTTATGTTCGGTATGATAGCGGCATAGCTAAATGTTTTCATTGTGAAGCTTTAAGTTTTAGAGACAGCGTATCAGGTCAAACTGAGCGTAAAAAATTTAAACTACCTGAACAGGTTTGGAGAAACTATACAAAGCTTTCAGATGCATTAATAAAATTTATTGAAGCAAGGGGTATAAAACAATTTACCGCAACTAAATTTGAGGCTTCAGAGGAATTATTTTGGCAGCCTCAAATTGGTAAAACGGTTAATAATTTAGTTTTTAATTACTTTGAGGGGGATATTTTAATAAACAAAAAGTACAGGGACGGAGCTAAACATTTTGCTCAATGCAAGGATGCTAAAAGTATTTTTTATAATATTAATTCTATCATAGGCAAAAAAGAATGTTACATAGTTGAGGGAGAGTTTGACGTTTGGAGTATTGACCAGATAGGCGTACATACGGTTATATCTGTTCCTAACGGAGCAAACAACAATGACGAATACTGGATTAACTGTGAGCCTTATTTACGCGATATAGAACGTTTTTATATAGGTACTGACAATGACGAAAAAGGCGATAAGCTTGCAGAAGATATAGCTCAAAGGTTAGGTAGATACAGATGTGAGCGTATTCTATGGGAAGGCAAAGATGCTAACGAAGATTTGATAAGCGGTGTTTTAGAAAGTTCAATTAAGAACACAAAAAAATATCCTGTATCCGGAACATTCACGATTAATGATGTTTATGATAAAGTTATTGATTTACTTGAAAACGGATTACCTCCGGTGTATTATCCTACTCATAGATGCTTTGGGGATATGCGTAAAAAGTTTACTTGTATGCTCGGTCACTTGGTTACGGTAACAGGTATTCCTTCACACGGTAAATCAAATTTCATAGAGTGGTATGTTCTTAATTTAGCTGCTGAATACAATTTTAAAATAAGTTTCTTCAGTCCTGAACATCAACCAATGGAAATGCATCAAAGCACGTTTATTGAAAAGTTCCACGCTAAAAGCTTTTGGTATGAATCAGAGGGTAATCCCAGAATTGACAAAATAAATGTTGCTGAATATGCGGAGTGGGCTAATGAAAAAATTTACTTAACCAGTCCGGAGGGCGCAGAGGTTGCTTCGTGGGACTGGATATTTGAAAAGTTCAGGGAGCAAATGTTTAATTTTGGCGTTAATGTTTTTGTAATAGATGCTTTTAACAAAGTTGAAGGTTGCAACACATTGCAGGATATAAACAAAGTTTTAGGTAGGCTAACTAATTTCGCTCAAAAAAACAACGTTATTATATTTTTAATTGCGCACCCTACAAAGATGCAAAAAATTAAAGATACAGAAATTTATAACGTACCGGATTTATACAGCGTTTCAGGTTCAGCCGATTTCAGGAATCAAACACATGACGGATTATGCGTTTACAGGTTTTTTCCTAATGAAGAAAACCCTGAAGGATTTACAGAGGTTTATAATTTAAAAACTAAAATGAAATTTCAGGGAGAGATAGGTTCTTCAATGCAATATAATTATCATGTTCCTTCTGGAAGATATTTTTTGAAAGATACAGAGCCGGAACTTGAAAGGTTAGATAAAATGTATAGAGCCGATTTAAGACACGAAAAAACAAAAGAGGTATCAGAATACCAATTACCAACAATAAGCCCTTCAGAAGCTTTTAACATGCCTTCAGTAGCTTTTGACGAACAGTACGACGACTTCTATAATGAAAATTCAAATGATGATGTACCATTTTAAATAAAAACATGGGAAAAATAGCTTTAATAAAAAAAGAAAATAATACTTTCGGTCTGGTTAATGATTCAGATTTAGAAGAAGCCAATAAAATAAAAGTTGGTACTGTTTACGTTTATCAATATAGCAAGCCACGAAATTATGAGTTCCATAAAAAGTTTTTTGCTTTGATAAAATTACTTTTTGATAATCAGGAAGTGTACAGCAATATGGAGCATTTAAGAAATGATTTAACTATAGCCTCCGGTTTTTACACAGTACGTTATAACTTTGACGGTGTAGAGATTATAGAGCCTGTAAGCATATCCTTTGCTTCAATGGATAATAATAAATTTGAAGAATATTATAATGCCGTATTAAATACGATATGTGAGAAATTCAATTTTGATAGAGAAGATATAATAAATAACGTTCAACAATATTTTTAGAATTATGAAAGATGCATTAAGCAAAGAAATAATAATCGGCAATAAATACGGTTATTCGCAAAATAACAATGGAGTTACAAGTGTTAGAGTAGGTATAGCTGAAAAAGTAACGTCTACTGGATTGTTAACTTTATCAGTTTTAAAATCAGGTAGTGCTTATGGTAAATATAATATAGAAATTAACCAGTCAATAAAAGATAAAATTTCTGTAAAATCAAACTTATTATTCCCTGTAAATGATTAGAGAAAAACCATGTAAGGGAACGGGTAAAGCTAAAGGCTTTGGCTGTGGTATTTTGAGTACAAAACGCGTATTAGGATTAAGTATATTAAAATGTGGTTGCTACAGAAAATACTTATTAAGCCCTGAAGGAGCAGACAGATTAAAAGCAGGAACATTAAAAGGCAAAGCTATTGTTAAAAAGGCTGCTAAAGAAAAAGATAAAGAAGCGAGGGAAAAACTTAAAACGCGTAGTAATTTTGAATCTGATTTACAGAAAGAAATAAATACTATTATCCGGCTAATAGATAAAGGAACGGTTTGTATTTCTTCTTTAAAGGCTTTGAATCAAAAATTTGATGCAGGGCATTATTTTAGTGTTGGTTCTACTCCTTCATTAAGATTTAACCTGTTTAATATTTACGCTCAATCAGTACATTGCAATCAGCATTTATCAGGAGATAGCATAAACTTTATGGAGGGTTTAAAATTAATGTATGGTAAAGAACATGCTGAATACGTTAGCGAGTTGCGCGCAAAGTATAAGCTTATAAAATTACTTATACCAGACCTTAAAGAAAAAACTATAATTGCAAAACAAATAGTTAAGGAGCTTAAAAAAGAAAACAGAACTTACAGCCCTAAAGAAAGATTGTATCTTAGATTAACTTATAATATTAAAATCGGTATATATGGCTAAGGTGGATAACGGAAAACTAATACTAAGCGATAATAATTTACAAAAGTTTATTTTAAGTCTCCCTAAAGGATTAATTTACGATAATGGTAAAGTAGTAACTCCTGAAGGTAAAACCCCTGCAAAATACAAATTCGCTATAAATGGCGTTAAGTATTGCCTGTATGAAAAAAATATAGAAACTTTTGATTTAGATGGATTAAAGAAAGAACGTAGCCAATTATTTGTAAGCGGCTCAAATCCTGAACGACTAAAATTAATTAGAAACAAAATAAGTTATTTTGAATATGGATATACAGAAAGTTAGATGTGGATGCAGAATGTATAAAGGATTTGAGATTCCTTTAACGGCTGTTATATTTAGAACAGCGGAACAAAGAGAGTATTATATTAGTGCAATTGGGGATAACGGAACATTAGTAAGATATTTAGATACAGGATTATATAAAAGGCTTTAATGTTAAATATATGTTAAAGTTTAAAATAAATTGTGTAATGTAAATAATATAAGTAAATTTGCTAACAAATAAAAACAGATGATAAAATTAAAAGAAAAAGGCAGACCTCCTGAAATAGACAGGGATAAAATAAAAAGTGAGCGTTTTCAATTCGCTTTCTCTAAAAATGATATTTCCAGATTTGGAAACAGAAAAACACTCTTAGCAGCAGTAAGAGATTATGTAGAAAATTTTAACACAAAAAAACCAAAGAAATAAAATGAAAAGATTAGTATTATTATTAACAGTTAGCTTAGCTCTTGCTTCATGTGGAGCATCAAGCAAGCTAAAGACCAGTGAAGAAAGCAAAGAGGTTAAAACTTTAGGGGTAGACTTAAAAGAAAATACCACGCAAAAGACCACTATTAAATTTGATACGGTTGCACTTATTAAAGGCTACGTTACAAAATCAGATTTAGACTACTCTGAATTTATGAGGGGCATCCCTCTTACTACAGAAGATGCTAAACAGAAAACAGTAACGTATTATAACCAGAAAGAAAACAAAGTAAAAACAGAAGTTACTATAAAAGATTTGCCTGTTAATATATCCGGCTCAAAGGTAACTGAAACAAATACACAAACAGAAAGTAAAACCGATATGAAAATAGAAACAGAAAATAAAAAAACAGCTAAGACTAAAGAAACAAAATCTTTAGTGCCTTGGTGGCTATGGGTTGCTTTTTTAGCTTTAGTTATGTTTTTAGTATTTATAATTAAGAAATATAAAAAAATAAATTCTTTCTTATTTATGCCTGTATTTCTTTTTGCTGTTGTATCATGTGATAAAGAAGATGTAAACACAGATTGCAATTGTATTAATGCGGTTTATGAGAACATATATACACACGAAAAAGAAAATTACTCTAATGAGCCTTTAGACTGCGATACTCAAAAACCTATTGAAATGGTTAAAAAAAATGTATGGGCTTTCAAACATTGCAGTACCGGAGTTAAATATTAAAATTATGTTGTGTAATTAAAATAAATTATTATCTTTGTTAAAAATTAAATTATGTCAAAACAGGAAAAAGTAACGGCTGAACAAATGTTAGCCTATTGCAAATACAGAAAGCTTAGAGGTATTAAAGGTACTTTTATAGAAAACAATATCGGGGTTTTTATGATTGTAAACGGGTTTAACCGTCCTAATGAAAAACACTTTAGCCACGTTAAACAAAACACTTCAGGCACATACATTGTACGGGTAAACAAAGAAGATTATGAAAACTACGAAATAACAGATAATAAACTAACTGAGGTTAAAGGTTACGTAAAACCGGATACTGAAGATTATATTTACTAATCATGGCAAAAGAATTAACTCACATAGTACCACCAATAAGTAACGGATACTTAACAGCCGGAAAAAAATATCCTGTAGTAACTATCATAAGGAAAGCCAACGCTTTTAAATCTTGGTGTGTAAAAATACTTGATGATTCAGGAGAGGAAATAACAATCGACACAAAAGAAAGCGCACATTTAAACGGCTTAAGTTGTGGAAAAATATACAGCTAAATGCTTGTATATTAACTTAATAAACACTATATTTGTATAATTAAATAACAAAAACAATGTCACAAAAAATTTATGCTGTTTCAGAACATTCTAATATGGAACAGCCACAAAGGTATATAGTTACCTCTAACGAGGAATTTATAAAAAACTTTCCTGAGCGTGCAATAAAATCTATAGAGCCTGCAACAAGGGTTTACAATAGCATAGGCAAAAAAGAAAATGTTTATGTAGGAAAAAGCTTTACCGATGAAATACTTTTTGAAGTATCGGCTGATAGCGTAAATGTTGAATACCATAATACAAAGTTATGCAAAGGTTAATAGATGTATTAAAACTTATGGGCGTTAAGGAATTAGAACCTATAGACCATTTTGAATACTGGGCAAATTTCCCCGATGCGCTTTTACTTGAAAAGTTTTTCATTAACGATAACGGTAAATTAAAAGCCGTTCCTTTTGATGCTATGCTTTATAAGTTTGAAATACTTAAAGACGGAACAGTAACAGTAGTAAGTAAACATAAAAAAAATTAAATTAATCATGCCTAAAAGAAAACGTATTACAAAGAAACAGCTTACACTTTCAGAGTTAGTAAGTGAGCAAATATCTAAAATGGCTACGCCTGTAGATGTAGACAAACTTATTGAAAGCCTTATCTTACCAGAAGAACAAAAAGAGGCGTATAGGGTTAACGGTGTAGATTCTTTCTTAGAGCCGGAACTAACAGGAGAAGGAGATAAAGAATTACTTTTGCTTCAGGAGGTACAGAGTAGGCTTAACAGGTCTTTATCATTACCGGAGATACTAACCATAGCTAAAGCTTTTAAAGAAAGCTCTTTAATTGGGGTAGTAAACAATGAAGTAATAATTTATCACAAATAAAATGATCCCTAAACAATGGGTAGTCATGGGCATAGTAATTGCCTGCCTGCTATTAATAGATATGTTCCGGCACTGGAACGATAACGACAACAACGGAGGTTTAACATAACTTAAATAAAATGAAAAAAGGATATATAGCAGATTTAGTAATTTTTACATTACTTGCTTCATTGGTTATTTATACAGATTACAGTCTCTCCACTGAGAAGATAATAATTTTATTAATATCTATAATGGTATATAAAACTATTGCTTTCGTGGTAAATAGGAGATTGTATAAAAAAGAGGTTCTAAGAAAGCAAAAGCTTAAAGACCATATAAGAATGGTCTTAGAACATAATGGAGGTATAACTAAAAACAATATAAGGTAATGAGGTTATCGATAATAGTATTATTTTTTCTGAGTATGGTAATATACTCGGTTAACAACTTAGATACTTTGCCGCCTATATTAAGCGCAACATTAAAGATTGCAATAACCTTCTTTGTTTTGAAGCTTATTTACCATGTAGATAAGTATAAAGAATCTATAATAACAGGCAAGAGGTATAACCAGAAACACTACGTTAACTAATGAGCGAAAGATATAAAAATGCTTTAAGCAGGCATGTAATAAAAAAAAATATTCAGGTTAAGCCAGAAGGCAGACCTATAACGGATTTTGAACCGCCTTTACCTTGTACAGTTGTAGATAAATATTTAAAAGATAAAAAAGAAAGTGATTTGCTTTTAGAGGGATATAATAAAAACGAAATGCACCGTAAAATATATTGTGAATCTTTAGTTAGGCTTTATGCATCCCCTGAGAAACTTTCTGTAACATTATGCGGTGTAATTAAATTAGCTAAAGATTTAGCCGATGAAGCCGTAAAACAATATAAGCCCTTTATACATGGATAGCGAAACGCAATTACTAAAAGCAATGGAGAAACACCTATCCGAATTAAAAATGTATGAGGTGGCTTATGATAAAGAAATAGAGTATATAACAAGCCCTACAGAATTAAAGGCTAAAGTATCCTATTGCAATTATCAAGGATGGAGCTTAGAAGATTTTGGAGCAAAGCAGGCTAAAATAAAAGAAGTGCCGGATGATAAACTGGATTCGATTATAATAGACTGTAACCACAATTATGATGGGTGTGAGCATAACAGGACGTTAAGAGAGATACTAACCTTAGAGAGCAGTATAAGCAAAGATAATGCAGAATCAGTAGGATACAAAAACATTTAATAAATGAAAAATTTTTTTAAAAATTATAATGATGTATCTATTTTATTAGGTATATTTGTAGCCATAATAGTAAGCATAGGCGCACCGTACTATAAAAACCCAGATGTAAGCATAGTCTGCTTAGGAGTAACTTTAAGTATGTTTGCTACTCTTATGATAGATGCGTTTAAGTTCAGGAATAATCATAACGAGGTACTAAACGCTAAACTAACGGCTCTGGGAGCTTTACAGGGGTATTACCTGTATGAATACATTATAAGCCCTGCATTATCTATAATCGCTTCAGCAAGCCTTATGGTAATAGTATTCCGGCTAATGAATTACGAACATAAAAAAACAACAGAAAATTAATAATTAAATTACATTACACAATGGAAAATTCAACAATCATTTTTTTAGCTATTATCGCTCTACTAATTGTAACGATACTAAGGCAGGTACAAAAACAAAAGTACTGGATTGCAGAGAACAAAAGAGACGATGAAGCTATAAGTAATCAAAGCATTGTTATAAGCAATCTAAGACAGGATAATAAGTTTTTAAATAACTACATTAAAGAACTTCAGGAACAAAAAAGGAATGATGCTATAGACGGACAGGCGGCACAGGATGAAGCTTACAACAGGATACAGGAGTTAGAGAAAAAGATTAAAGGAGAAAAAACTTTATCTACCAGTTTGTATAACTCTAACAGGAAAAAACGAAACAGGATAAAAGAACTACAGAAACAATTAGATTCTAAAGACTTTGATATTAAAGGCTTAGAAAGCTGGATTGTAAAGATATTAGGTAAAAAAGACTTCCTTAATAGAGAAATAAAAAGACAGCAATGGCAAAACAAAAAGAAGTGGATGCTTCTACAGGAGCAAAGAAAAAACAACGAAGTGCTAAGCAAGCAGATAGCGTACCAACAGCTAATACTAAAAAATATACAAGGCCTACAGGAATTAAGTACACGCCCATCGAAATTGCGCACTTATTTAATGAGATTACCGAAGCTATAAGCGGTAAGGGTTTAAGTCTTAGAAAAGCTTTAAGGATAACTGAGGTAAGTAGTAGGACGTTCTATGAGTGGTTAAACGATGATGCTCCGGTTATGGGTGGAGAGAACCCAGAGAATAATAAATTTACTACAATTGGGGAGCAGAGACAAAAACAATACGCTCGGGCGTGCGTGGAGCGAGCAGATGCGATATTTGATGAAACTATAGAGATTGCAGATGATGGTTCTAACGATACCTACGAACTCGAAACTGAAGGCGGCACTATCATAACTAAAACAGATTACGATGTAATAGCACGCTCTAAATTGCGCGTAGACACTCGTAAATGGATAGTTGCTAAACTAAATCCTAAGAAGTACGGAGACAAAGTAGAAACTACCTTAGTAGGAGACGAGGCCCGTCCGGTTATTGTTTCTCTGGGTAGTGGTATAAAACCAGAATAAATAATTTAAAAACAAAAAAAATGAAAGATATGGAAAACGGTGTTTATGTTGACAAAGATTCTCAGTTTGAAGATTTAATTAATTATGGTGGTATAGGTGTTTAAAAATACGTTCACTCCCTTTATTAAATATAAATCAAAAGCCTGTTCAAAAGCAGTATAGTTAATTCTATGCTGCTTTTTTATTAAAATAAATTTGTGTATTGTAAATAAAATAACTACCTTTGATAAAAATATAAAATTATGTTTTCATATTACGGAACAAAAAAGAGATTAGCGCCTATTTACCCTAAACCTAAACACGGTAAAATAATAGAGCCTTTTGCAGGAGCAGCGCAATATTCATTATTACATTTTGAAAATGAAGTAACACTTATAGACTCATATAGCGTTATAATTGATATATGGAAGTATTTACAGCAATGCAGCCCTAATGATATATTAAGCCTACCAAATTACGAAAACAAACAAACTATAGATAAAGACGAATTAGATTGTATAGAGCAGTTTGAATTAATAAGATTTCTGGTACAGGAAGGAACTGTAGGAGGAAATAAAGCCTATTCAAGAGGTTTAAAGAGTTATGATTCAAAACGGAAGAATATAGCTAATAGTTTGTTTAAAATAAAACATTGGAAATTTGAATGTAAGTCTTATACAGAAGTAGAGAATGAATTAGCTACTTGGTTTATAGACCCTCCTTATCAGTTTGGGGGTCATAAATACAAACACTCTAATAAGAAAATAGACTTCGAAGGGTTAGCTGATTATTGTAAAGAAAGACAGGGTTTAGTTATAGTTTGCGAAAATACTAAAGCTGACTGGTTACCTTTTATTCCTGCAAAAAAACATAAAGGCATTAACAATGATGTAACTATCGAAGCTATTTGGAGCAACGAAGAAATAAAAAATAAAACACCAATATTATTTTAACATAACTTTAACATTAATTACTGTACACAATTAAAATAACAGTTGTATATTTGTACTCAGATAACAACAATAAAAATATCAATCATGCAAGACTTAACAAAATTCACAAAAGGACAAAAAGAAGCAATGCTTAAATCTTTGTTAAATGCAAAATCAAATACAATAGCAGATAATAAATTAAAATTTGCTCTTATGGATGATTTAGCTGAAGGAGACAAAACGGCTTCTTTTGGAATTATTGTATGTATGGGTTACGCTAAAATGATAAATATAGATACATTTGGAGAAGCTTACAGAGAAGTATGGGCTAAAATAAGAACTACAAGTAAAGGAGATTATATAAATAATTCTTATACAGGTGGCAGAATGTATTTGAATTAAAAAATTAACCCGCCTCCTGTAACAGGGAGGCTCTTAAATAAACTGTAAAATGAAAGCAGACTTAACAAAACTTAACAGGTTAGTTATAAAACTAAAAGATGGAAGCACGATGTATTTAAACGTTGAGGCTGAAATGTTAGAGACTACAGGAACGGGTAAAAACGCAAAATCAAAATTAACTATTAAACAAATATAAATGAATTTAACAGAGTATTCAAAACAGGTACACGAAGCGAATGTAAAGAAAGGTTTTTATGATGAACATGTTAACGTAATATCTGCGTTACAGGATATGCATAACAGTACTAAGCCAAACATAATTAAAAGCTATGTAACAGCTTTTATAGACCAAAGGGTTGCGTTAGTACACTCAGAACTTTCTGAAGCCTTAGAAGCTAACAGGAAAAATTTATATGCCGATTTACATATATTAACAGATTTACCTGCTACACCAACGAATGAATATTTTAAAGAGATTTTTGAATTGCATATTAAAGATACTGTAGAAGATGAAATAGCCGATTCTGTTATTAGGCTTTTTGATTTATCCGGCTTTCTGGGAATCGATTTAGAAACTCATGTAAGAGCTAAATTAAGATACAACTCTTTAAGACCACAAAAGCACGGCAAACTATATTAAACCAATCCCCTGTTATTAATTTAGCAGGGGATTTTATTTTAACAAAGTTTTAACATATTTAACTTGTGTAATGTAAATTATAATAATATCTTTGCTTCAGTAATAACAACAAAAGATATTTATCATGAACACTTACGCAAAATATACCGCTAACGTTTTTGTAGCAAAATGTGAAGAACAACACGAAAAAGGAGAAACTATAATAGTAGAAACAAAACACGGTAAAGAAAATGAGTGTATTGTTTTTAACTTAGTTCTTAGGGGTAAAGATGGTTTTTACTATTACTCTATAGTACGCGCTGACGGATACAATGTACAGGAGAGAGCTAAGGCAAAAGCAGAGCGATACCAACAATGGGCAGCAAGTGCTGAAACTAAATCAAATTCAGCTTATGAAGCATCAAAAGAAGGGCATGAGTTTTTATCTTTAGGAGAACCTATAAAGGTAGGGCATCATTCAGAAAAAAGGCATAGAGCATTATTTGAAAGAAACGATAATCGTATGAGAAAATATATAGAGCTTTTAGAGGTTTCAGCCACACACGAAAGTAAAGCAGAGTACTGGAACAGAAAAGCAAATGATATTAATTTATCTATGCCGGAAAGCTTAGAATATTATGAATACAAAGTTGAAGAAGCTAAAGAAAAACATGAGGGTTTAAAGTCCGGTAAGTATCCGCGTGAACATTCTTATTCTTTAACCTATGCTAAAAAGGCAGTTAACGAGGCTGAAAAGAATTTAACTACAGCAAAAAAGCTATGGTCTTAAAACTTTAACATAATTTATGTTGTGTAATATAAATAAGCGTTGTATATTTGCTACAGATAAAAACAACAACATTAAAATTTAATCATCATGCAAACAGTAACGCCAACAACATTAGTTAAAAGCCTTAAAGTAGGAGATATTTTACCAAAAAGGACTGAATCCGAAAACATTGCTTATTACAAAGAAAACGGATGGGATTGGGAAAACAGAGTAGTATATGGTACTACAGGGTATTCTAAAATAATATCTATAGAAACAACAAAAGCGGGAAGATACAAGATAACGCGAGAATACGAATACACATCTAAAGAAGGAATTAAAGAAATGTGTACTGGTAAATTTTCAAATGGTGCGGTTGTAGGAACTAATTTTGTAGGTTACTGGTAAACTACAAAAAACTAACAGCCCTCTTTAACCGGAGGGCTTAATAAAAAATATTATGGAAGGATTAAATTTATTTAGGCATTACGCTTTGTTAGGGTTTGATGTATGCTTTACTTCATTATGCGGTAAAGATGCTATAAGGATGGTTAAGCGATACAGTTACAAGGCTGAACGCGCTTTGATATGTGAGCAGATAGTAGATACTTCAGACGATAACCGATTGAAAGAAGTTCTTAACTGGATGCATGATGATATTATACAGCAAGAGGAATCCGGAAAATATCATGAATCATTAGAAACTTATTTAAATTCTTAATTAAATTAAGTTGTGTATTTAATTATTTATTATTACCTTTGATAAAACAAATTTAAAATCATGGAAACAGAATTTACAAAAGAATACTTTATAAAAAAGTTTGAAGCCATACCTGAAGATAAATGGTGTGTAGGAGAGTTGACAGCCCCTAATGATAAAGATTGTTATTGCGCTTTAGGTCATTGCGGAGTATTAGAAACATCTTCTTTAAATCCTGAAGCAAGAGGCTTAAAAAATCTATTATGGAATTTAAGAGAAAAAATAGATTTTATTCCCTCTCCTGAAGCAGGAATAGTATATCAAATAAATGATAACGAAAAACAATTTGGTTCTACACCAAGAGAGAGAATACTTAACGCGCTTAATATGGTTAGTGATGATAACGTATAAAAAAAGACCTCACACAAATAAGATAAGCGATATTTGTAATAACACGTTTCAGCCTATAGATGTTTTCTTAGATGGTAAGAACGTAGGTAGGATATTAAAAATAGGGCAAACGGAAAAATACGCTTACTATCCTAAAGGCAGCAATACCGGAGGCGACTCGTTTTCAAGTATTGAACTGGTTAAAAAAAGTATAGAAGAATGTTAGATAAAAATATAATCACTACTATGTTGAGGCAAGGTAGTTCGATAAGCGAAATAGCCAGAAAGCTAAACACACGTAAAGAGCGCGTAAGGCGTTTAATTAATAAAGATAAGGATTTACTAAGCATAAAGAATAATAACCGCTACGAAGCCTATAAACAGGCTAAAGCGGATATGCAGAAAGAACATTTAATAAGCTACTCTTATTTGAGTGCAATGCAAAAAATATAGTTATGGAAACAAAAACTTTAAAGGAGTGGTTAAAATTATTACCTCTATCGGTTAGGCTTAAGTATATGGAAAACTTAAGGATTCAAAAAAACTTTCATTACTTGAAACAAATATTTGAAAAAGAATTTACAATATCAGCTTCTTTTCTTTGGTTAACCAGTAAAGAAGGTTTTGAATATTGGAATAAAGTAGAAGATAAATATATTTTAAATAAATAATAAAATTATGTACAGGTTAAAACATATTCCAACAGGCTTATATTATCAACCTCTTAAACATAGGGGTTCTCATTTATCTAAATCAGGTAAAATTTACCAGACAAACAGTAACGGTATATTTACAGGTTTAAGAGCAGGATTATACTTAAACGTTTATGCCGCAAAGAATAGCCGGATACAAAAAGATACTTCTAATGTTTTAGAATGGTTAGAGGTTAGTTACGCATCCGGTTACCAAGTTTATGCGAAAACATTAATAACAGATTGGGTTAAAGAAAATATTTAAAAATAAACAATAAAATTATGTTGTGTATTAAAAATATATTATTATCTTTGCTAAAGTAAAAAAAATTAAAAATTTAATTATGAGTAACATTAATAAATTGCCGGATGATGTAAATCCTATAAAGGCTTATCACGAATTAGCAGAAAAAGGTATACACAATAATCTTTATAAAGATTGTAGAATTTATTTATATACGCATCCTGAAGAAAAAGAAATAACTCTAATAGATGTTATGAAGCCTGCCTTAGATTTGTACAAAGAAATTTTAGATTCTATTTTAGTAGACGAAAGATTAATGTATGAAATATTAAACGTAATTAGAATGTACAGCAATGATAATACATTACCTCCAAAAGTTTACGAGCTTTTAAAAGCGCAAAGAACGGCAAACAAAAAATTAAACAATTAAAAATAAAATAAAAATAATTTAAATATAGTTGTGTAATTAAAATAAATAGATTACATTTGCTATATCAAAATAACAAAACAATTAATTATGAATGCAAAAGAAGCAGCCGCCTTGTCTGATAAAAACCCCTTTACAAGGGTAGACGTAGACGAAAGAATTTTAAATCAGGCAAAACAAAAAGGAATTAGAAGTATAATACTTTTTGATATAGTTGTAAGCCAAGATTTGCACACCTCGTTATTTAATGATGGTTATACGCTCTCTAACTTTGTTACTCCTGATAACAGGCAGCATTTAAAAATATCTTGGTAACTTATTTTAAAGCGATTTAAGAAGCTTTAAAATAAAAGATATATAAAGTATCCGCTTAAGATAAATTATTCGTTACGCAAGCTTATTATAGTGCTTACAGCCTTATATTAATTACGTATTGAGTTAAAGAGTACAAACATATTGAAATAAAGTAATAAATATTACATGACAAGACCCAGACCGCCCACCTATTTTTTAACTGATTTTAAAGATAAAAGATATACCGGAATAATAATAAAAGAATATGTATTGTGAAACATCCAAATATTAGAGAAGGCACTTATTTATTTTAAATAGATAAGCTTAGATAGATAAAATATAATATACCCATTGTGAAACATATTAAACTGCCTCCTATGAGAGCTAAACCTAAATTAAAGGGAAGCCTAAACACATAAATTATAAATCGTAAAAACATAAAATGAAAAACTTTTTTTCTCAAAAGCTATATGTAAATATCCTAAATGGATTGCATATACCTGTTTTCTTAGCTGTAATTTTCCTGTTATTTAATGCTTATGAAGCTAAAGGAGCTACACCTGAATCTTTGCTTTTGTATCCTTCAGCCGGATACGCCTTTTTAGTAGGTTGGCTTTTTAACCTGCTTCAGTTCTTTTTGTCTGGTAATAAGAAAGGCGCGTTAAAAGAATCTGTATATACAGGTATTGGCGGTATATTTGGCGGTATATTAGCGTATTGGCTCTACAGTTCCGGCTTAGGTTACTGGATGCTTGCGCCTTCGTTAGCTATATTTGCCTTTACATACTACCTTTGGAAAAAGAAATAACAATCCGGTTAATGCAGGTTAAAACATAAAACATGAGAACGCCTCCCATACGCGCTGAAACTTAAAAAGTATACAGCTTAAAGATAAAAGATAAAATATAGATAAAAATAAAATCCTGTGTTTACAGGTTGCTTTAAGGATACTCCTTTAAGTAAATTAATTTAAAACGTATCAATATGAAGTAAGCCCGTAATAAATTAGTTAGTCTCGTAATGGTAAAAAGCTCCTGCATTAAATTGTGGGAGCTTTTTTATTTAACATAACTTTAACATTTAATTGTGTTGTGTAAATAAAATAGTGTTGTATATTTGCTAAACAATTAAAGCAATAGAAATTATGTATAAGCAAATTTATAAAGGTCAAGAAATAAGCGTTACAAAGGTTTATGACGAAACAGGGAAAACCTATTGGTACTGTCAAGTAAATGGAAACGATGCAAACGACTGGGTATTGCTTAAAAGAACTGCAATAGCAGCCGCAAAAGAAATGATAGATAACCCTAAAAATTACGGCTTAGAACTGATTTAACTAACACGGGAGGTTAAAGCTATAATTAAAATAAAGTATTATGAAAACAACCAAGTATTACAAAAATATTATTAACTACTTTTTAATAGGGTTTTTAATGTCGTTCTTATTTTTTGCTGTAATATCTTTAGTGGTAATAGTTGCAGAAATATCAAAGCAAATAAATTAAACTTTAAATAAACAAAATGGAAAAACACGAAATTATTACAGCGTATATATTAGACAAGATGTCTGATATAAAACAATTAGCCAACAAGCTAACAGGATTAAAAGGTAAACTTAAGCTTTACATAAAAGAGCCTGTAAGCGATTCAGAATTTACTTTGATACGTAGGTATATTGCGAAACATTACAGCCTTACAGGGGACGGCTATACAATTTCTGAAGGTGTAAGCGTTAAACTTGTAAACGAATAGTTATGTTAAACACAGCAGGTAACACGTTACAGCATTATATAGATGTAATAAAATATGTTTGTGGATAATCTTTAACCATAGACGTTATAAAAGCTGCAGCTTTAAGATGTTTTGAATTAAATTATATTACGTCTCAATGCTTAGATAGGGCTACAGATTTTTTTACTTATGGAAATTAGCCAAGCCAAAAAGAAAGAAGGTATAGTTTGCTGTGCTTATGGCTGCTACTCTAAACCTATCCCTAAAAAAGGGGGTCTATGTCATAAGCACTACAGGAAAAAACGTACTGAAGTAGACCCTGTAGGAGTTCGTTACAATGACTTTAAACACGGAGCAAAGAAACGCGGTAAATTCTTTAGCATTAGTATAAAAGAGTTCCGGCAATTCTGCAAAGATACCGGATACCTTCATAACGGCTACAGAGGCAAAAGAGCTACGTTAGACAGGATTAAAAACTATTTAGGTTATACAATACCAAACCTGCAAATAATAACAGGCAGAGCCAATATACACAAGTACTGGAATCACGACAGATACGAAGAACGTCCTGAAGGTTTTGAAGTTCCGGACGAATACTTACAGAAACTTAATGAATTTAAAGAAGCTGTAGAAGGATATGAAGAAGGGGATTTACCTTTTTAAGCACTCTTAACGGGGTGCTTTTTTTATTTTAAATTTTAACATTTATTTTATTGTGTATGTAAATTATAATTGTATATTTGCTGTAGAATTAATCACATAAAAATTTACATCATGGTAATAATTTTAAAATTAACAGCAAAAGAGTTATTGGCAATAACTGATACATTAGATAATGCTTCTGCTCATATGGGAGAAGATATAAATATTAAACAGGATATAAAAACTATAGACAAGGCTTTATTAAGGAATGGATATAAAAGACAATATAATTAATCATGGTAAACATAAACGTTATAAACGTAAATACAGCATCCGGCAATATAAATATTCAATTGCCTAACCTACAGGTTAACATACAAAACGGTAACGTAAACATTAATATAATAAACCTTTAATTATGAAATCAGCATTAACACTACACGAAAAGATTAACGCCCGTTCACAGTTCAGCAGGCACTCTAAGAGGCGTGCTAAAATACCTTATGATAATAGATTAAGGTATTTAAAAGTTAATGACCCTGAGCAGCCTTATTTCCCACAGGATGAAGCAAACAAAGGTTATAAGAAAACTAAAGAACAAATATTTAACGGTAAAAGATAAAATTATGACAGTACACGAAAAAATAAATTTGCGCTCATGGTTTCAGCCAAACTATACTAAATTTTTAACTGCTAAAATACCTTACAATACTCATTTTAAAAATGACTTTTGGGATAATGAAAAATCAAAACCTTTTAAATTGTCAAACTAATTATGAAAAAATTATTATTTATTGCAGCCTGCTTATCTTTAACGGGCTGCATCCCAGAACCCAGAACGGATATAAAAACCTTTAAATTAAAGGTTGATTATCTAAATGGAAAAACCGATACTATAACCTTAGAAGGCTCTGATATATTTCTAAGTGAAGGCAACCTTTATAACGGATTAAGTTTTAAACCTAAAGCCTGTTATGTAACCAGATTTGTAGTATTAGACTAATGGCAGGAGAAAAGAAACTAACAGATATGCTTTTAACTACAACCGGATTAGGATACAAAGTAGAATTTGAAAGCACACCAGATACTTTAATAGTTAGCATAACCGATAAAGACCATAAAGAAATTACAGATACACGGGCGTTAATTAAAGCGCGTGTTACTGAAGCCAGAATAGTACAAGGTTTAAAATATTTAATTCACGATTTAAAAGGGGAGTAATGAAATACAAAGTAATAATAAAAAAGTTTCCTGAAACAGAAGAACGTTCTTCATATAGAACTAATGATTTTTTAGCCGCAAATTATTATATATCTAATGCTTTAGATAATCCTTTAGGTAATAATTACATAGCAAAAAAAGTAGATAAACCTTCAGCCGGATTTTATGCAGAGGTTTACGAGAACAACGAAATATTTATGTATATACAATAAGCTCCTAACGGGGCTTTTTTTATTTGTTAAAATTAAATATTTTTATTCTGTATTAAAATAATAGTTTTATATTTGCTACATATTAATCAAAAAAAATATTTAATTATGGCTGCTAAAATAACAAAATGTAAAGATTGCGGTAAAGATATTAAAACAAATACCTTTAAGCTTAATGGTAAAAAATGAGTATTTGTAGAAAAAGAATGTATATGTGATTTAAAAAATAAAAAAATGCATCCTAATTATTCTAAACGTCAAATACTAATTAGATTTAATATTAAACTTAACGCTCCTGCTTCAGTAGACGCTAACGGTAATAAAATAAAATCAGTTAGCCATTCGTCAGATATATCCGGATTTTATAAATATATTAATGATGATGCTTTAGCAAATGATATTATTAATAAGGCTATGAAAAGCAAGAACCAGATTTACCACAGAAAACTAATAAGAGGCTCTATAATACGTTTTTATAATAGAATGGGATAAATGTACATTTTAATATATAAAGTCTCTTAAAACTTAAATTAACTAAAAAAGGCTATACAAATTAATGTATAGCCTTTTTGTTCATCTTGCATTCGTATAACTGTATCTAACCTTTACAGGAGGTTTAAGCTCGAAATAAGCACGCATCATAATAGAATCCCAATCATCTGGGGAACGTCCTAACGAGGCTTTCATTTCGCCTTTATTGGCCACTGATAGTTTACTAACATCGTTGTTATCGTTCTTCTGCTTAATCTGCTCCATTTCTTCAGTAGTGGTCTGCTCTACTTCAGCCGTTGATTTTATTTCTCCGCACTCCCTTAAGTTTATCTTTTCAGCCATAAAGAAAGTACACTGTGTTTTTAGATTGTCATAATTAGGAATAATATTTTTACCTTCTTTTATTTCCGGCAATGGTTTTGAATTATTCACAAAACCTTTACAGGCTAAATAATCTACTACACCACCTCCGACTCCATCTTCATCTACTACAACATAACTTTTATTTATACTGTATTTATTCATTAAATTACGCGCTGCTTCAACTGTTTGTTTGACTGTTGATTTATCCATAGATTCGCGGTGTATACATAGCCATTCACGCCATACACGTAATACCGTTTTATCGTCTCCCATACGCGCAACGTCTACAGTTAAATAATGCTGTGCGCTTTCTGGTGTAGAACTAATTAAAGGGTGTTCATCATCGAAATAATCACTGATAGCATCCGTCTCTATCAATACTGTAGGGTCGTCATCATACTCCCAATTACCGTAATACAAACGTTGTTTTAAAGCTTCTCTTAGGTTTAAAAGCGTTTGTATGTATGAAGGGTGCAAATGTGGATTATCTTTTGGCAGAGCTTGTATAAATCGCCTATCCTGCCTTATTGTTTTGTCTTTACTTGGTTTATAGAATAATTTATACACCCAATTCTTTGAAGGGTTACAAGAGCCTAACAATTTAGGTATTAAATTAAACTCGTGTAACTTATAGCGGCATCTTGATTTTACTATCTGCCATGCTGTTTCTGTTACTTGGTTACATTCATCTATAAAAGCCCCTGTAATCTCTAAAGAGCCTAAACTGTCAAAATTAGGGTCTGAAGGATATAAAAATAAATCCTTTAATAAAATCTGACTACCGTTATTAAAATTTATAGTATTGGTTTGACCGTTATAGGTAAACTGGTTACTTATTCCTAACATAGTAGCCTGCTCAAAAAAGGTATTTAGAGTAGTTTCTTTAAGGGCTTTTAACTTAGAACGTCCCATTAGCCAACGAGAACCCGCATAAGTTTGGCACATTTCAATTAGCCATAGGCAACCGAGAACAGATTTACCGCCTCCGGCTGCGCCACCGTATAAAACCTCCTGAGTTTCTTTATCTTTTAGGTAATATACGGCATGCTCTTGCTTTAATAAAAGGCTTTGCATATTAGTTTTGATAAAGAATATCAAACTCAGCCTCTAATCCAGATATAAAAATAAGCCTTATTTCTTCTATATTTTCATTTATAGTCGTTAAGCCTAAATATGTATGAAAATGTATGTGTAATAAGGCTTCCTGAAAACCTTTGCAATCACTACAGAAATTATCTATATAATCACTATTAAAATTATCTGTTAAATACTCTTTTATTTGTTCTTCTTGGTCGTCTGTTAAAGCCATGATTATAAAATATTTGTTTGTAAAATTGTTAAATATTCTGAGCATGAATTTATACGCCTCATGCAAAATTTATCTTCTGGTATTTCGCATAAGCTAATACTTTTTATTTCTTTCTCTATATCGCAAAGTGTAGCCGTTGCTGTGTCGTTCTCTAAGGCAGTCTTAGCTTCTTCTAAATCGTAAGTACTAAAAGCTAAATAAAGCGATTTAAGAGGCTTATTTTTACTACCTGAATTAACTACTGCATAAACTGTTTTTATAGCTTCTGGTAAGTCTCTGCTGTATTCTACGCTTTCTCTTTCTGTTTCTAAGTAATTGTCGTACGTCATTGTTTAAATTTTTACTTCAACAAATATATAAAAAGCAAAAACCCGATACAAATTATATCGGGTTTTATTTTATTCGCTTTCACTTAAATATTGTAGAAGTTTTATTGATAAACTGGCTTGTTGCAAAACCCGTTTCTTTAATTCTATTTTCCACGATGGATTGTTGATATTTATTTCAGTTATTTTATCAACTCTTTTTTGAAAGCATTTTATATATTCGTCTCTGCTTTCTTCAAAAGTTTTTACGGATAAATTTTTATCTTTAAATAAAAAATCCTGTACAGTTTCAGCGGCTTCTAAAGCCTCTATTATGCTGTCTCTGTAATTGTTTTTTTTTGCCATGATTAAATATTTTTATTGTTATTTATGAAGCAAAGATAATACTTTATTTTAATTACACAACACAAATATAAAAATATTTTTAAAAATAAAAAGCCCCTAATTTCTTAGAGGCTTAAATCTATTCATTCCATTTTTCACATGTAACAACTGATTGCCGTATCTTATATGATATTGTACAGCCGCAACCGGAACAGTACATTTTAGAAGCTTCAGGTAATCGATTATCTTTTACTCTAAACATTGGTATCGGCTCAGGCTTAAATAGAGGGCATGTAAGGCACTTTTGTAAACGCTTCTTAGCTTTTTCTTCAACTTCAGGAATATTATCTTTAAAGTTATCTATACCCGCGCTAAGACCATCTAAACCCTCACTTAATAAAGTGGATACCTTTTTCTTAAAACTTTGCATTTTTTTGTATTTCTCGGTTATCACTTAAATTTGTTATTCCTACAGCCGCACCGCGTGCCGTTCCTTCTGCTGCTCCTGCTGCTACTGCTTCAGCTATAACACTACTCATGTTTCCGCTTAAAGAGTCCTGCATAATATTACTTTGTATCATACTGTTTTCGTCTATACCTGCTCCACCTCCTAACATATTTATTGCGCTTAAGGTGTTAGGGAACATACTCGTTGCCTGTGCTGTTATTACGCTTTCCCCTAATGATAGGTTAGCAGGTATATTATCGCTTATTCCAGTTCCAGAACCTTGCAAACCTATAACCCCTGTTGCATAAGAAGGCTTTTTACTTTCTCCCCCTCCTGCTGTTTTAACTGCTGTAATCTTTTTTATATTTGAAAACCCTAAAGCTATAGAAGCTGCTGCTGCTACGGCTCCTGCTGCAATACCTATAGGCCCCGGAATTGCAGATACCATTCCTTTATAAGCAGACATTGCGCTCTGGTAAGTATCTATAGTTGTTTGAGCTATAGCCGCTGCTTTTCCTATTTTAGATTGTTCCCCAAAAATACTACTTATTTGTCCTAATGCGGTGCTTGCTAATTGTATTTTATTATCGGTAACGGCTTTCTCTATAGCTTTTCGGTTTGCTGCTTCTTGTTTTTCAAATAAAGTTAAATCCGTGCCTGCTTTTATAGCGGCTGCTTTTCTCGCATTATAACCTTGCTCATAAGCTTCTAAAGAGGCGGCTAAATCATAATCTAAGTTAGCTTTATCTAATTCTCTTTGTATTTCTAAATCGGCTATAGCTTTTTCTTTAGCGGCTTCTTCTCTTTCTATTTTTAAAGCTTCCCTTTCTTCTCTATCTGTGTTTTCAAGTTGTAACGCTGCTAATTGATATTCTTGCTGACTAATTAAATTATTAGAGTATCTTTCAGCTAAAGCTTCTTTTTCCAGATTATTAATATTAGTTAATCTTTCTAATTCAGCTTTATACATTTCATCACTGAAGAATTTATTTTCATCAATTAAGCTTTTATTACGTTCTTTAAAAAGTTCAATTTCTAAATTAGTGTTCTCTATAGTAGCGTTAGCGGCTGAGGCTGTATATTCGTTTTGAATTTCCAGTTTTTTAAGTTCATAAGCCTGCTTACTAATCAATCCTTTTTTATATTGAATTTCATTTATAGCGGTTTCTCTTTCTGAAATACCTTTAGCTAACTTTAAAGAATCTTCTAAAGCTAATGCTTTACCTTCCTGAAGGGCAATAAAATATTTTAGTTCATCATCCATGTTTTTTATCTGAGCATCTAAATTAGCTTTAGCCTGCGCTATTCTTTTATCGTTTTGCTCTTTCTCTAAAGAGGCGGCTTCTTTTCTTAAACTATTTGCGTTGGCTAATTGTTCAGACTCCTGTCCTGTCAAACGCTCCTGTATATCGGCTATTTCGGCTAATGCTTCTGCCCTCTGGTCTAATGCTTCTTTAGTAGCTCCTTCACTTTTAATATTTAGGTTAGAAACTTTTAAACGCTGATTTGCTAAAGCTAATTCATCATTTAATTGATTTTTTAAAACTACTCCCAATTGATTATTTAAAGCTATCCTTTGAGGAATAGATTTTGTTTCATCATCCCTTTGCTGTCTTAATTTTTCTGCTTGCTTCTGATAATCTAACTGAGTTATTTTAGATTTTCTCATAGCTTCGTCTAAATCTCCCTCTGCTTCTGCTAAATTATAAGCGGCTTCTGAACTTTCTTTTACTTCGTTTTTAAAACCTCTAAGACTATTTGCAGCATCATCAAATCCTACAAAATCTAACGCGGCTGTTAATCCATCAAACATTGCTTCTAATGCTTCAGAAACAGTATCTAATATAGCTATAAAAGATTCTCCTAAAAATTCTCCTACAGGCTTAAGTATTTTAAAAAAACTATTAAAAAACCCGCTTAATCGCGCCATGTTTTTTGCTAACTTTTGACTTCCTTCCTCTGTGCTATTCATTGAAGCAGTCATAAACTTAAATGCCCCAACTAACAAAGCTCCTACAACGGCTATAGCGGCTATAGCTGCTCCTAAAGGAGTGGCTATAAAAGCGATTCCTGCCTGAGTTGCACCTATTATACCTGCTCTCATAGCTGCAAATGTTCCTGTTATTAAAGGAGCTACACCGCCTGCGCTTTGAGCCTGCTTAATAAACCCGCCCAAAGAACCGCTTAAAAGGTCTGTAGCTTCAGAAGTTTCTTCTGTTTCTCCCCTTGCAGCCCTCATATCTGAGGCATAAACATTAATTTGGGTAATATTATTGTTTATTTGCTGATTAAGTATTTTATATTCGTCAGAATTTTCATCTAAATTATCCCTTTGTACGGATAATTCTGTGTTTAATTCCTCTAAAGCCTTTTTTTGTTCTTCAATCTGGTTATAAGCCTGAACTATAGATTTTGTATAATCGCCTATATTCATTTTTACATTTTCATAGGCTGAAGCATTCTCTTTTATATAGTTTATATTAGCATCATATTGACTATTTAATTGCTTTATCAAAGCAGCTTCTTCTTCAATAGCCGGATTAAGCTGATTCCTTATCGTTAATATCTGGCTGTTTGCGGCTCTGGCACTCTCTATACTGCTTATTTCTGCTTCTAATGCGCTTGTAGCTCTTTCTGTAGCAGTCAATAACCTACCTTCACTATCTAAACGGGCTGCATAACTTTTAGCTGTTGAGGCATATTCCGTATTAAGGGATTTAGAAGCTATTTGTAAATCCTTTTGAGATTTAAAAACGCCCTCCTGAGCTATTCTAAGCTGTTTTAAGCGGTCTGAATTTTCTTTATACTGTTCGCTTTCTCTTTCTCCTGAAGCTGTTAGTTTAGCCTGTTCTTTTTCTAATTCCTTTTGTTCTTTTGTGATATTAGCCATTTGAGAGGCATATTCTTTTTGTCGTTGCTGTGTTTCAAACAATCCTTTCTGCAATCTTTCTAAACTCGCCTCTAACTTAGTGGTGTCAAAGTCATATGTGGCTAAATTTATTATTTCTTCATCCATTATATAGTATTTTATTTTTAATTTATTTTTACAAATTCTCCTTCACATAAAGACCCGTCTTGATAGCTTAATTTATTTAAAAAAAAGTAAGCCGCCTCTTGTTTAAAATAGTAAGGCTTTAATAAATTAAGATTTAACACGTCTGAAAGAGAAAGCATAAGTGTAAACTTGTAAGCCCTAAAGTTAGTCAAAACAGCGGTGTAATCCAAATAATTTTTGAAAACTAATTCATCAAATAATGTTTCTCTAAAATTAGCAAAAGGCACGCGACCAGTATAAAACTGTACTTCGTTTAATATCTCACTAACTAAGTTCCAAGGTCTGTTATCTGCTCTTTCAAATCTTAAAAAATAAAATCTATTAGA